TCGCGAGGCGTCGCTGTGCGGCCTCGACTTGCTCGCCGATCGGCTCGTGTCGGAGTTGGCACGTCACGCAGCGGTGCCGCCCCGCCGCCTTCGGGCGGCGCCGGCACTCTTTGCACGGCTGGGCGGCCATCGCTACTTCTTTCGGGGGATCTTGTGAATAGTGATCGTGCCATGCGGGGACTCGAAGCGCCCCGCGCGAACGGTCATGGCCCGGCGCATAAGACGACGGAGGCGTCGCCGGTAGCGCCGGGCCGCGCCGCGCTTCACGAGCCGTCGCCGTTCCGGCCGAGCGGCGGCTCGTCTTCGAAGAGGTCCGCCTCGGAGTGGTCGACCGGGCAGTCGCATCCGCCGGAGTGCGCGCCGTGCTCGTCGGCGATCTGTCGATCAATCTCGGCATCGTACTCCGTGGGAGTCATCGCCTTCGCGCGCGCGGCCTTCGCCTCGATCACGGTCTGGCCGGCGAGGAAGGACGGGTGATCGCTCCCGATCGTGATCGCGATCGTCTTCGACAGATCCGCGCCGCCGCCGGCGAGCGCGCGCAGCGTCTCCCCGACATAGGCGACGAGGACGTCGATCGAGGGCCCGGCGCCGATCGGCGCGTCCTGTAGCGGCAGCGCCTCGCGGCAGACGAGCGCCACGCCGGCGGCCTTCTTCGCGCGGTCCTGCCGGCGCCGCGCCTCGCGCGCCTTGCTCACTTCTTCGACCCCTTCTTCGTGGCGGCCGCCTTCTTCGCGGCCTTCCGTGCGGCCTCGTTCGCGCGCAGCACGTCGACCGCGGACTCAGCCAGGGGCGCGGGCTCGTCGCCGAAGTCCTCGTCGAGATCGTCGACGAGATCCGCGGGGCTCGGCTCGTCCGCCTCGGCGTCGAGGTCGACGAGATCCGGATCGGCCGCCTCTTCCTCGTCCGAGATCTCGCCGGCGGGATCGTCGCCCGCTTCGATCAGAGCGTCGAGAAGTTCGAGATCCCGCCCCTCGTCTCCGACCATGCGGACGAGCGCGGAGTGGTAGTACTCTCGCGCCGCCCCGTCGCCGAAGTTGACGACGGCCGTCGGGGCGCCGTCCCCGTCGAAGCCGAAGGACTCGATCTCTCCCGGCTCCGTCTGTCCGACGAGATGCACGACATCCCCGACGAGCAGGAAGTCCCGCGGCCCGTCGTCTTCGCCGCCCGGCTCGAAGCCCTCGGCCTCGCCGAAGTACTCGACGCTCGCGGCCGGCAGCATCGCGGCCGCCGACTCGTTCGCGATCACGCGGAGCGACGTCGCGATATCGACGAGGGCGGCCGCCGAGATCTCGGCCATGCGAGCCCGGCGGACGCCGTCATTCTGGATCAGGCTCGTCGCCTTGAGCTCGGACGTCGCGGCGTCGAGGTCGATCGCGATCGCGCTCTCTTCCATCTCTCGATAGATGTTCACTGGTAGATCCTTTCGCAGATAGGGAGACGGGCGCCGCGCCGTGTGACGCGACGCCCGTCGATCGGGGGTGAGCTACTTCTTCTTGCTCTTCTTCTTCGCGGGCTCCGGCGCGGGCTTCGATTTCTTGCCCTTCTCGGCCTTCGCCGGCTCGGCCTTGCCGCCCTTCTTCGCGGGCTTCTCGTCCTTCGAGATCTTCGCGAGGGGGTTGTTGAGCGCTTCCAGGTACTCGCGAGCGACCGCGACGTCGTCGGCGTCCGCGTCCTCGAGCTCCCAGTAGTAGTTCCCGCGGTCCTTCTTCTTCGTCGTGTCCTCGGTGTTCGTGAGGCGGCCGAGCACCCGGCGCTCGCCGATGTAGCCGCGCAGCGCGCCCTTGAGGTAGCCGGAGAACACGTACACTTCCTCGTGCTCTTCCGACTTCGCCGGCTTCTTCTCGTTCAGGACGACGACGTCGGCGACGATGATCTCCTTCGTCGCGCCCGGCTCCTTCGAGAACTTGTCCTCGATCCGCTCCGTCCGCAGCGGCGTGATCAGCAGCAGCGCGCCGCGCGTCTCGTCGCTCGTGAGGTTGAATCCGTCGCCGCCCGCGGGCGCCTCGCTCGGCTTCGCGAACTCGTCGACGCCGCTCTTCTTGCTCTTGTCCTTCGCCACGATGGGCCTTCTTTCTTTCGGGGTGTCCCGCCGGCGGATGCCGGTCGAGTCTTCGGTGATGCCGAAGTATGTAGAGCCCGCCGCCGCCCCTCTCGGCGCATCACCTAACGGCGGCGGGCTCGGCTCTAGGGTTTGTCGGGAACGTCGATCGCGATCGTCATAACGCGGCCGCCCTTCCGGTTTCCGAGGTCCGGAAGGTGGAACGGGATCGCGTTCGCCCGGACGATGCAGTCGTCGGGGAGAAGCGTCGAGAGGACGACGAGCTCGCGTAGATCTCCGAGGGTGATCGTCTTCCGCGGCGTCGACGAGGCGTCGGCGTAGGGCAGATTCTCGACGGGCATTAGTCCGCCGCCTCTTCACTTGCCGTCTCGCCCTCGACGGGCGCGGCGGGGTCCGTGATATCGACCGTGACGTCGATCAACTTCCGGCCCGTGTTCCGCGCGCGGCGGACCTCGCCGGAGAGTTTCAGCAGCAGCGCCCCGGACTTGATATCCACCGCGTGAACCGTGCAGACGCCGGCGCCCTGGGGAAGGTGGAAGACGAGGGCGACGTCGCGGACCGCGGAGTGCCGCGAGCGCTCGCCCGTCTCGAGATCGTAGATATCCCCGTGCGCGTAGGCGGCGAGTTGCCGGGCGATCTTGCCGGCGCCGAGGTCGATCCGTCCGGACTTGATATCCGCGACGTAGCGGCGGGCCCGCTGATCCGCGGGGCGCACGTACTCGCCGGGCGTGCCCTTGCCGATCGTGAGTTCGGGCAGGCGCGCCATTATGACGCGGTCGAGGCGGCCCGCGTAGCCCATCTCGTCATTGACGATGACGGCCTCGGACTCGATCACCTTCGCGCCGAGGCGCGTCATCCGCTCGGCGTACGCCTCGATAGACGCGAGGTCCGTCGCCGTGATCGGGATCTCTTCGCCCGTCTCTTCGTTCAGGATCGTCTCGCCGGCCTCGTGCATCCGGCGGACTTCGTCGATCCCCTTCTCGTCGGAGATCTCGGCGAGCGAGTGGAGATGCGTTCCGGCGCGAGCCTTGTCGCTTCGGCCGGCAAGTTCCGCGGCCTCGTCGACGATCGCGTCGAGGGCGTCCTTCGCGATCTTCTCGGCGTCGGCGACGAGCGTCGCGACTTCGCCGATCCCCAGCTTGCCCTTCCGGTCCGCCTTGAGCGCCTTCGCGACGGTCACGTCGCGACGATGCACAACCTCGTTGATCTTCGGGACGAGGCCGGCGGACTCCGGCGAGGTCGCGTCGAGCGCGAGGCCTTCGACGACCTTCCGCTTGTCCCATTTCTTGAGCGTCGTCTCGTCGTCGATATTGCCGACGAACGTCGTTACGCGCGTCATCTGCCGGACCTTGCGCGGGTCCGGGTTTCCGGCCGCGTCAAGCTGGATGATCTTGTAGCCGTTGCGGCCCTCTTCGAGTTCGCGCGGGGCCTCGCTCGGCTTCGCGAACTCTTCCGCCGCGACGGATGCGCCGGCCGCGAACTCGCGTCCCGTCTCCGTCTCGACGACCTCGATCGCCTGCCCGATCGCTTCGATCGCTTCCGCAGTGAGAGAGGCCGCGTGAGCCTCGGCCGCGGCGACGAGGCCGCCCTTGTCGACGTCGCTCGAGGCGACGGGCTTCGGCGCCCGTGCCTTCTTGTCGGCCGCGACGTCGTCGATCATCTTGTCGACGCGCTCTTTCGATCCGGGCTTGTCGGCGTCAGCGGCGCGCGCCTCACGCTTCGCCGCGAGGCGTGCCTTGATCTCAGCGTCAATGACAGCGTTCTGGGCGGCGGCGCGCTCGTCGTCCGGGACAGCCCCGCCGACGTAGACGGCCTCGCCGTCGCCTGCTTCCTTCGCCTCGCGCTTCGCCTTCCGCTCGGCCTTCGCCTCGGCAGCGGCCGGCGTGACCGTGAGGGCCGGCGTCTCGGGGAGCTCGCCGAGCGGCCGGTCGGCTTCGCGCTCGGCGGCCTTGTCGCCCTTCTTCTTGCCCTTCTTCTTGCCCTTCTTCGAGGACTTCGCGGCCTCGCGCTCGGCGAGCTCGGCGCGGAGCGCTTCGGCCTTCTTCTCGAGGGCCTTCCGCTCCTTCTTCGAGAGCTCGTGCAGTGCGGCCTTCTTCTTGTTTCCCATGATGCGATGCCTTTCGGGGGTGGAGGGATTGAGGTTACTCGGGGGTGCCGACGCGGTGGTAGCGCGGGGCTCGCGAGCGGCGCCCCTTGCCGTAGCCGATCGCATGGCCGATGAACGAGCCGAGCGAGAACGAGAACAGAACGGCCGCGACGGCGGCGTATTCGGACGGTGACATGGGCCGAGGCCTTTCGGAGAGGGTGACGTGCTGACATGACTAAACCTAGTGGCCGGGCACTAGGTTGTCAACCCCCGATCTTCGGCCGCTTCTCCGTGTGCCAGTGATTGACGGATAGCACGCCCTCGCCGGCCCTCGCCGCGTCGTGTTGCGCGTCGTGCGCGCCGAGCATCCGCCCCTCGTCGTCTTCGCAGGCGGCGGGGATGCCGCCGTGGAAGATTGCAAGGTGGGCGGCGACGGTAGACGAGTCGACGGGCGGCACGTAGTACCCCGCGTTCTCGTCCTTCGCGACGCCGACGAGGCGCGCTCCGAGTAGTTGATCCAGCTTCCGTTCGACCTTGCCGACCGGCGTCTCCCAGAGATCGCCGCGCGCCTTCTCCGGCGGCGTCGTGACCGCGGGATCTCCCGGCGGTAGCGTGACGAGATGCTCGGCTTTCGTCGCCCAGCGTTGCATCGTGCCGCGCTCGTCGTGCAGCGGACCGCGCTTCGACGTCGGCGACGCGGTCGACATGACGACCGGATCTTTCAGGCGAACCTCGCCCTTCGACGCGCGGCCCTTGTGTGACAGCTTGACCTCGGCTGTCTTCTTGCCGGGCTTGATCTTCTCGACGAGATAGGGCCGGCCGTTGAGTTCGACCGTCGCGCCCTTCTCGATCTTCGCCCACGTCGTCTTCGTGCCGGCGCTCATCGCGAGGCCTTCCGATCGGCACGGCGGGCGCGCAGCAGGAAGACGCCGACGACGAGCAGGACCGCGCCGCCGATCGCGAGATCGGGAGAGAGGACGCCGCCCGTCGGGGGAAGGCTCGGCTCGCTCGTCGTCGTGGCCGCCGTCGGGGCCGCGTAGTCGAAGAGCATCGAGGGAGTACAGATCGCCGCGTAGCCGTCGCACGGGGCGGACGCCGAGGGAATCTCGACTCGGACGAGGGTCGCGTTCTCCTGAACGTCATACGTCCATGGGCGGCCGTCATAGTAGACGGTCAACGTCGCGCCGTCGAGGACGTAGCACGAGGCGAGGTCCGTCGCGCAGGGGCCTAGTTCGGTTGTATCGGTCATCGTGTCACCCTCTCGATCCGTGCCGCGACGAGCGGCCAGTACTCCGGCGTCATCTCGACGCCGATCGACTCGAAGCCCTCGAGGTACGCGGCCTCGAGCGTCGTCCCGCTGCCCGCGAACGGGTCGACGACAACGCCGCCGGGCGGCGTCACGAGGCGGCAGAGCCAACGCATGAGCGCGAGCGGCTTCACTGTCGGATGCGCGACGCCGTCGACGATCGGGCGCTCAGACTTCGGTGCCTTCGCGACGTAGAAGAAGCGCGACGCACCGCCGAGCTCATCATGCCCGAACGGCTGCGACCCGGCAGGGTTCGCGCCGTAGATCGCGCGCTTGTCGTCATAGCGGCGCGACGCCTTCGCGATCGTGCTCGCGCCCGTCTTCGGCGCTTGCGCGTCGAGCGCGGCGGCTTGCGACTCGTCGAGCGCGACGTTCGCCGGCCAGCGGCCCGCTGCTCCCGCGTAGGTGACGCCTTCCGCGCCCACGGCGTATGACGACGCCCCCGCTCGATCGCCGATGCGGTTGCCGTCCTTGTGCGTCGTGCGCGGTGCGCCCTCAATCCGCGTCGCGTCGATGTTGAGAGCGCCGGTCCCATGGGCGAGGACGTTCGCCGCGACCGTCTTCTCGCCGAGTGGCTTCCGCGCGACGATGATCGGCTCGAACGCCGGCTTCAACGCCGTGCCCCATCCCTCCCACTCGCGCGCCGCGGCGGTGTGCGCCTCGTCGCGCCGCAGCGGGTCGACCATCTTCGGCGCCTTGCCGTCGAGCCTTTGCATATTCTGGCCGGGCGCCGTGTCGGTGTGCGCGCCCGTCACTTTCCGCGCGGCGTAATTCTGCGACTCGACCTCGCGCTCGGCGACGAGCACCTCGATCTCGGGTGGTACGTCGCCGAGGTAGGGCCGCAGCATGTCGAAGAGCTCGGCCGTAGCGATATGCGGCTGCGTGGGGTGCGTCGTGTAATGGCTGCCCATCGCGGTTCCGGTGATCTTGTCGATCTTCTTCGCGGCGATTCCCGTCGAGCGCATCCACGCCGTGAACGCGAACGCGCGCCGCATCCGCTCGTCGGCGGCGTCGAGCTTATCGATCGCCTTCGAGACGTCCATCGACTTCGGGAAGCCTGAGCCGTACAGCCATGCGATCGAGTCGCGGATCTCGAAGCCGGCATCCTCGATCCCGGCCGCGAGGCGGTGCCAGGTGCGCGAGCCGCCGAACGCGAGCAGGTGCCCGCCGGGCTTGAGGATGCGTAGACACTCGGCTGCCCACTTCGCGCACCATAGCTCGAAGTCGAGCGGCGTGTACTTGTCCCACGCCTTCCCCATGAACTCGAGGCCGTAGGGCGGATCGCAGATCACGGAGTCGACGGACCCGTCCGGGATGCGGGCGAGTTCGACCAGGCAGTCGCCGCGCAGCAGCAGCGGCGGGAGAGGGCTCACGCGCGGCGCTCGCGGATCGAGGCGCGAGCCGTGACGACACGAGCGAACTCGGGGGCGGCTTCGACGTCGATCGAGGCCGGGCGCATCCGCTCGCGGATCTCGGCGACGCTCGGCACGTAGCCGCGCTCGTCCGTGAGCTTCCGGTCGACGGCGGCGATCACGAGGGCGTGCGTCGCGTAGTGGCCGAGGTAGGCGGGGCGCGAGCGATCGCGCAGCACCCAGGGATTCTTCGTCGACGTCGTCACCTTGTGACGCTTGATCACGAAGCGGCGGACGATCGGGCGTCCTTCGGAAGGCTTGTTCATGTTCGGACCCTTTTAGTAGGTGAGGCTGACGGAACGACGCTACCACACCTAGTGGCCGATACGGTAGACTCGGCGCATGACCGATTCTCCGAGCAAGCCAATCACCCGCAAGCGCCCGATCCGCTACCCCCGGCAGATCGTGATCATGGCGACGGAGGACACCTATCAGGCCGTCGCGGCGCAGGCCCTCGAAGAGGACGAGTCGAAGTCCGTCGTCGCGCGCCGATGGCTTGACGCCGGCCGAGCCGCGACCGAAGCCGCAGCGAACGCCGTCGACGAGGACTAGGCCGCGACGACGCGGATTATCCGCCAGTGAATGCGGACTGCGCCGCCCGGTAGCCTCTCGCGCTGGGCGGCGCTCGCTTCGTCCGGCATGCTCCGCGCGTAGTGCCGCGCCAGATCCATCTCGGCGCCGTCCTCGAAGAGATGCGCCGGGATCTCGAACGAGCCCCGCCGGACGTCGAACGTCACGCCGCCAGCCGGCCAGTCGCCGAGGATCACGTCGCGCGACGCCATGCCGCCTTCTCCGCTTCCGTCGGGTCCGTAGCTCATCGGCCTAGATCCACGTAGTGACCCTCGAGCCCGCTCGCGCGCAACTTCTCGGCATCGTCCCGGCCGTATGCAATGAGCACACTCGGGGCGCCAGCGTTCGCCTTCGCGCGTGCGCCGCTCGCATCTAGGAAGTTGAGCCGCCCGCGCAAGAAGAGAACGGCCGAAGCCCTTCCCCACACCTGCTCGAAGAAGAGTCGCGTCTCGGTTCGCGCGAAGATCAGCGCCGTGCCTCGGCCGTGGTCTGCGAGCCGTGTCAGAAACGGTTCCATCTCTTTGCCATAGGGCGGATTGAGCCACACACGCCCGAACCATTCGTCAACGAGACCGTCGTCGTATGTCTCAAGGAGATAGGTGATGCGGGCAAGCTCGTGCCCCGGCGCCCCGCAGGGGTCGAGGTCGAACACGCCGAGTGCTTCGACGATCGGCCGCGGAGTGAGCCACCGCGTCTCTCTTTGGCGCGAGCCAGCGTCTTGAGACTCGCCTCCAAGCCACCTGTTGCTCATCGGCTCGCCCGCTTCGCGAGGTCGTCGAACGTCGCCGCGTCGAGCTCGGCTTCCGAGGGGACGCGAGGATCGCCGGCGAAGCGGACGCCGAGGAAGGACATGGCGCGAGCCGGGATCGGCTTCGTCGTGAACGCCGGCCGCGAGAGGACGGAGCGCGGGCCGAGTTTCAGCTGCCGCTTCCGCACGCCTTCGAGCGACGAGTGGCCGGCGAACGATACGGCCATGAGGTTATCCGACCAGCGCATCTGTCCGCGCGCTTCGAGGTAGTGCCCGAACTCCGCATAGAGATCCGTCGCCGCGATGACGGCGCCCGGATCGAGGACGAGGCGATCGCGCACGAAGCCGAGCACGGGATCCGCGTCGCCGCGCCACTCTTCGAGCGCGCGCACGACGGCCGGCGGCTTCGCGGCCTTGCCCTGATACGAGAGGACCGCGCCTTCGACGAGCCACGCGAGGACGGCCGTCGGCGGCGCCTCGGCGAGTCGATCGCGCAGGCCGTCGTCGCCCTTCCGCTGATTCGTCTTCGGCAGCGGCTCGCCGCTCACGAACTTGTATGGGAAGCGGACCGGGGCGACGCGCTCCCAGATCGCATCGTCAACGTCCGAGATGACGGGAAGGTGATTCGACGCGCCGATCAGGGTATGCGTTGCCGGGAACGTGACGTAGTTCTCGCGCATGAAGCGGCCGCTGAGTTCGTTCGTTCCCGCGAGAAGTTTCATACGCTGAGCGTTCAGCCGGCCGCCTCGAGGAAGTTCCTCGAAGACGGCGAGGCGCGCTCCGCGCAGCGTCATAATCTCTGTCGGGTGTTCGGAGTCCGAGCCCAGCAGGAGCTTCTCTGGCACGGTCACGGCGTACGATCCCGCGGCCGCGCGGCAGGCGCCGAGCACGGCAGACTTGCCGTTGTCGCCGCCGCCGGTGAGGAAGGGGACCGACTTGTCGACGGAGATCCGGCCCGTGAGGGCTTGTCCGAGGCGACGCTGCAGCCAGGGCCGCGTCTTCTTCGGTACGGCCTCGAGCGCCTTCTCCCAGTCCTTCGAGCGCGCGCCCGGCACGTACTCGACCGCGGCGCACTTCGTGAAGTAGTCCTCGGGCCGGCGCTCGCGGAGGGCTCCCGTCCGGAGATCCACTACGCCGTTGACCACGTTCAGCACATCGGGATCGGCGTCGAGGGTAGGCGCCGAGTCGAGAAGAATCCCCGCCGTGAGGCGGGCGACGGCCGCGATCGTGCCTTTCTGTCCGAGGCGCTTCGCGTCGGACTCGAGCACCTTATCGCCGCGGCGGATCGCGAGCGCGGTCGCATCCTGCCGCACGTCGCGGAGGTAGGTCCGCGCCCTCTCGACGAGCAGGGCCTCATCCGTCGTCTTCCAGATCGTGCCGTCATAGCGCAGCAGCCCGACGCCGTCGACGTTCGCCCATACGTCGCGCACGGTCGCGGCGAAGCGATCGGCCAGGGCGTCGTCCGAGAGATCGTCGTCGGCGGGCTCTTCCCGCGTCTCGACGAGATGCGCCACGTACTCGCGCGCCCGCTCTTTCTTCTTCTTCTCGATCGCCTCGGGCTTGTTCCGCTTCTTGATCTCGCGGCGCTCCGTCTTCGTGAGAGCGAGCGTCGCCGGCGGCAGGCCGAGGCGACGGACCGAGCCCTGCACGGCGTTATCCCAGTGGCGCCCGGCATCCGGCCAGCCCCTCGAATACGTCTCGCGCGCGGCGTCGAGGGCGGGTCCTACGCCCGGATGCCCTTTCACGCCGAGGCCGACGAGCTCGGTCACGGCGGCGAGCATCTCCTCGTGCCCCATATCGCGGGGGCGCACCTTCGCGAGGGCTTCGAGCACGGCCTCGGAGGGCTTCCCGTCGGCGAGCCGTTCCCGCAGCGCGCCCTCGTCGGCGCTCGGAGCGCGGTCTGTGCCATCGTTCGCGGCGGGGCGCTCGCGCGTGACGAGCAGCCAATCGGGCGCCGGCGCCAGCTTCGCGATGTCGCGCTTCGTGACCTCGTCGCCGTAGTAGACCATAAGGCCGTTACCGGATCGGACGTCGATCCCCTCGAGCGTCTTCCCGTCATAGACGAGGCCGCGGGCGATCGTGAGGTCGACGCCCTCCGGCGCGGCGTAGACGTAGTGTCGGCCGCCGCCGCCCGTCTCGTAGTCGAGTGTCGGCGGGATCTCGAGGCCGGCCTTCTTGAGACTCTTGTAGCCGTTCGCCGGCTTCAGGTCGACGTCGAGGACGACGATCCCGGCGGCGCCGGCATAGACGCCGATCCAGCGTCCGGAGTGTTCGCCGGCCCATGCCTTCGCGACGGTGTTGACGTCCGTCGTCGCCCAGTCCTTCCAGGACGTGCCCTTCGGGACGGCTGGCACCTTGTGCCGCTTGCCGTCGTCGCCGACGTAGATCGTCACGGGGAAGACAGGCCAGCCCGCCTTCGCGAGCGAGATCGCGATCGCCGCAGTCTCCGCCGGCGAGGCGAGGCGCTTCCCTCGGCTCCTGTCGGCCGTCACGATGCGGAGTCCGGGCGCGCGACGTGGAGGCGCATCGGGCAGATCTCGTGGCGCCACCCGCTCGTTGAGAATCGGTCGGGCACGATGACCGACGAGCACCCGCCGCACCGCGGCCTCTCGTCGGTCGCGGGCTCGCCGGCGCGCTCGCGGATCTCGTCGGGGATCTCGGCCGTGAACGGGATCGAGCGCACGGGGGCCGGCGCGAGGCGATCGTCGGGCATGTCCACGAGCTCGCGGCGGAGCTCTTCGAGTTCCGTGCAGCGACGCAGGAGCATGTCGAACTCGTCGATCGTCAGCGTGAAGTAGCGGAGGTCGGCGAGAGGGCCGGCGCGATCAGCGCGGAGGTCGGAGAGCATGCGGGCGTCGAGCTCGGGGGAGACGGGGGTGCCGTCGCTCATTTCGGAGTCCATCGGGAGATCCTTTCGGGGTGGCTGACAGGCCGGGCTTCGGACTGATCTTCGGGGGACTCGACGCCGGCGGAGCGTGCCCTGCGAGGGGACTTCTCGCGTGCCGCCGGCGTCGAGGGGAAGGTGTCAGCCCGTGCCCATGAGAGACGCTAGCACGGGCCGACGGTATGCGCCACTAGGTGAGCGAGTCCGCCTCGAGCTCGGCGGCTTGCATCGCGTAATGCTTCTTCTCCGAGAGGACGCCGCCGGCCATGACGCGCCACGTCGACGAGAACTTGCCGGCCTCGCGGATCTCGTGAATCGCCACGCCGGGATGACGCGGGCTCGTCAGGATGCGGACGGCATTCCGCGGCGCGCCCTCGACGGCCTCGACGCGCCAGGGGTTGCGATGGACCGCGATCAGGTGGCGCAGCATCGATTCGGCCTCGGGGGTCTTGCCGTCGGCGATGACGCGGGCGGCCGTCTCGCACTCCGCCTTCCACGCAGCCTCGGCCGCGACTTGCTCCGAGACTTTCATGGGGCGCAGCGGCGGCAGGCCGGGGCCCATCTTCGGCGCCTTCGGCTTCCACTTCGGATCGTGCTTCCGTCGCATGAACTCGTCGACCGCGGCATTGCCCGTGTTTGGGATGAAAGGCTCGGCCACGGCGCGAGGCGCGCGGGGCTTCGTCGCCCGGACCGGCTTCGCGGCGTTGAGAGCGTCGAAGGCTGAGGACATCTCGGACTCGTGCTGCATGAAGCGGTAGGCCGCTACAAGGTGCGCGAGCTCGTCGGCCGTGAGGGTGACGGTGAAGAGAGGGTGCGGAGTTGACATGCTCCGACTCTAAGCCATTGGCCGAGATGGTGTCAAGCGTTATGCGGCTCGGCGCGTCGGGATAAGAGGGGCGAGTGCAAGGGGTGCAAGGGGTGTGCAAGGCTGATTCTCGGAGAGTGCCCTACTCCCGAAAGGGAAGTGCAAGGGTGCAAGGGGTGCAGGGGTAGTTCTATGTTTCTTATGCGCACACGCTCGCGCATGCACGTGAGGTTCAACCTTTATACCCTTGCAGGCCTTGCACCCTTGCACTTTCACCTTCCGGTGCCCCTTATCCTCCGCGCTCCGTCGCGATAGCGCAGCGCGCGGGATACTATCGCCCGCCTCGACACCGGATAAGCCGCGCTTGCATCTCGGCCAATAGGTGATAGACTCGAAGCATGTCAGCGATCGCGAACCCCCGCCCCTCTTCCCGCCTCACGCGCGCCGAGCGTATGGCAGCCCTCTCCGCCTCGCGCACGTCGCCGGCGCCCCTCTACAAGATCGGCGATCGCGTCATCTTCAACGGCCGCGCCTCGATCGTCGAGGACGTGAAGCGCGCGAGCGCGGGCGCCTACCTCGTGACCGTCTCGAACTACGCCGGCGGATGGATGATCGGCGAGACGCACTCCGGCCTCTCCGCCGAGTAGGCTCCCGCCGTGCCGACCTACGCATTCCGAGACGCCGGTGGAGACGTCGTGCTGTTCGCGCCGGAGTTCACTAAGCCGATCCCCGTTCACGCGCAGATAGCGCAGCAGCAGCGCGCGGCCGACGCGGGCGCAGGGCCTCGCGTCCTCGACGTCGCCGAGATCGTCGCCGGCCTCGTGACCGATCACGATCTCCCGCGCTACTACCGCGGGCCCGTGCCGGCGAACGCTCGGAAGCTGGCCGCGCTCGCCGAGGCCGCCGGCTTCGAGACGAAGACCCTCGAGCATCGGACCGGGCATCGCGTCGAGGGATTCAACGCGGCCCGCGCGCTCGGCTTCACGGCGTCATGGGAACGCGGCCGCGCGAAAGGCGCCACATGGAACACGCCGTGGCGCTACGGCATCGTCGAAGACCGTCGCCCCATCGGCGTGAACAAGACTTCACGGACCGCGCTCGCCGGCAAGCGGGGCGCCGGCACGGGAACGACGCGCCTCGCGATCCTCGGCAGCCCCTGGGGCCTCGCTATCACACACTCCGAACTCACGTCCCGACTACAGGAAGAGGCATCATGACGAAGTGCAACTGCACGCCGGAACTCGACGAGGCCTATCGCTTCGGCGTGAAGCACGAGACGACGTGCCCGCGCTATCACCCGCCCGCCTCGATCAGCATCGCGGAGTTCCGGTCAGGCGTGGAGTCCGCGATGCAGACGGCGCGATGGTCGATCCCCGTCGACCTCGCGATCAACGCGCACGCCGACGCCCTCGCCTTCGACGGTGCTCCCTTCCCCGACCTCGAGATCTCCGGCGATCATCGGTCGCGCCTCGGCCGCCGGCGCGACGACGACGACGACGTCCGCTCCCCGTGGGCCGGCCGCCGCGATACGGACGAGCACGTGATCCCGTGCCTCTTGTGCGGCGCCGAGATCCGGCTGGCGCGCGAGGCGCCCGACTTCGACGAGCGGCGAGCGGCGGCGATCGCGGAGCACGTCGGACTCCACGCGAAGCGCGCGAGGTAGGATGCGGCCATGAGTAAGCCCCCGAAGGCGAAGCCGTCACGAGCCGAGATCGTCGAGGCGAAGGTGGTCCGCGAGGAAGACTTCGCCCTCGAGGCGTGGCGGAATCGCATCCCCTATCCGGAGATGCGCCGCCTTGCACTCCGCGAGCTCGGCTACGCGCTGAGCGAGTCCGCGCTGCGGGCGCTCGTGCAGTCCGCCCGCGCCCGTCACGGCGATACCGCGATGACGCGCGCCGATCGGATCGACCGACAGCAGGCCGAGATCGACGAGCGCGCAGCGCGGGCCCGCTTCGATCTCCGGAAGTGGCACACGCTCGCGCAAGAGCCGCAGCCGGAGAGGTCAGAGTACTTCGATACGGCCGAGCATCGCGACGCCCTCGCCTTGTGGGGGAAGCGCGTCGAGGTCGCGAACAAGGCGATCGCCGAGGCCGACCGCCGGCTCGCCGCCGCGATGAAAGACGAGCGCGAGATCTACGGCGACAACGCGGCGACGAAGATCGAGGCCGAAGTTACGACCCGCGACGGCGTCCTCGAAGACTTGAATGCCGCCCTCGTCTCGCTCGGCCGCGAGCCCGTCGAGGCCGAGGCTGGCTCGTGAGCGGGTGGGCGGAGGGCGAGGGCGGTGGAATGCTGGCCCAGGCGATCGTCGCGGCATTTGCACGAGCGGAGCAGCGCGACCTCGACAACCTGCCGTGCAGCAAGTGCGGCGGGGACCGCCTCCGCACAGACTTCACCGGCAGCGGAAGGTGCCACGCTCCTCGACCGGGTGCGTCTTCGTGAGCCGCCGGCGCGAGAAGGCGCACCCCTGCCCGACGGCGACGAAGACGGGCTGGGGGACGAAGGCCGATGCCGAAGAGGCGCTCGCCGTGATCCTCGAGCAGCGCGACGCATGGCGCGAGAAGTTGCCGTGCCGCTCGTACCTCTGCCCGTGCGGCCGGTGGCATCTCACGAGTAACGAGGCCGAGCCGCCGCGCACCCCGCCGCCGGCCCTCGGCTCGGCAGCGCGAGCGATCGCAGCCGTTCACGCCGCGAGCGCGCGGCCATGACGTCGCCTGATCCGATCGACCTCGCCGAGGCCGGCGCGCTACTCAAGAAGGTGGCCGAACTCCACGCCGCCGGCAAGCCTGACGTGGCGCAGGCCCTCCGCCGCGAGATGACGCGCGAGGACCCCGTGCTCTTCGCACTCGTCTACCTCCGCCGCCATCTCGTCGACCCCGCGACGGAGCGCGTCACCCTCTCGCGCGTGCATCTCGCGTGGGCCGAGACGGCGAAGGGGTGGACGAAGCTGAGCCGCGAGCCGGCAGCCGAGCGCCGCGCCGAGGTCGCGCCCCGCGAGATGGGGAAGAGCACGTGGTGGTTTCTCTTGCTCCCGATGTGGGCCGCCGCGAACGGGCACGCGCGCTTCGCCGCAGCGTTCGCCGATACGGAGGCGCAGGCCCAGGGGCATCTCGCGACTTTCAAGGCCGAGCTCGATAGCAACCGCCTACTCCGCGAGGACTTCCCGACGCTCGTCGAACCTCGCACGCGCGGCCGCGGCTCTGTCATGGCGGACCGCGTCTCCCTCTATCACGCGGCGAGCGGCTTCGTCTTCGCGGCCGCCGGCATGGACTCGTCGAACCTCGGGATGAAGGTCGGAGATCGCCGGCCTGACTTGATCATCCTCGACGACATAGAGCCGCACGAGGGCCGCTACTCCGCCGCCCTGGCCGAGCGACGGCTGCAGACACTCCGCGAGACGATCTTCCCCCTCAACATTTACGCCCGCGTGATCATCGTCGGGACGGTCACGATGCAGGGATCGATCGTCCACCAGATCGTCAAGCGTGCGCGCGGGGAGTTCGACGACGGGCCGGAGGGCGATCCATCGGAGTGGGTAGCCGAAGAGCGGATCGCGGCGCGTCATTGGCTCCCGATCGAGACGGACCCCGACGGCGAGCGCCGCAGCATATGGCCGGCGAAGTGGCCGCTGGACTTCCTCGAGTCGATCGAACATACGCGGCAGTACGCGAAGAACTACGCGAACGATCCCCTCGGCGCCGATGGGGACTACTGGCAACTCGGGGACTTCCTGCCGATGACGGACGCCCTCAACGCGCAGATAACGCACGAGGTTATCGAGGTCGATCCCGCCGTCACGACGCGCGAGAAGTCGGACTTTACGGCGATCGCCGCCGTCGGATGGAGTCGCGCGGCCGGCCGATGCATCCTCTACGAGTCGCGCGCGATCAAGGCGGGGCCCGACGATATCCGCCTCGCCGTGCTCCGCTTCGTCGAGCGCGCCCTGGATCGCGGGCACGTCGTCATCGTCCGGATCGAGGCGAATCAGGGCGGCGATCTGTGGAAGCGCATCCTGCACCACCTCCCCGTCAAGGTGATTACTCACCCCGCCGGCACGGCCTCGAAGCAAGTCCGCGCAGCCGACGCCCTCGATCACTACAACCGGAAGCGCGTCGAGCACGCGCCCGGCAACCGCGAGGCCGAAGGGCAGATGGTCGCATTCCCGAAGGCGCCCCACGATGACCTCGTCGACGCCGTCGGCGCCGGCGTGCGCTACTTCTTGTCACGCGAGAAGAAGAAGGGGACGGGCTTCGGATCGTCCTCCGTGCCCTACGCCTGAGATAGGGGTTGCACTCTCGGCCAATAGGTGAGAGAGTAGAGGCATGAACACGAACAAGGGCCGCGGAATCGCCGCCGCCATCTCCGTCCTCGCCGTCGCCGGCATCATCGGCGGCGCCGCGCTCATCGGCTCGAACATGGCGGCCGCCGAGCCGACGCCCTCTCCGACCTCGACCTTCGACCCCGCCGCCTTCTCCGAGTTCCGCGAGACGGTCGACGCCGCGATCGCCGAGGCCGAGCGCGTGGCAGCCGAGGCCGCCGCAGCGGAAGCCGCTCGCGTCGAGGCCGAGCGCGTGGCAGCCGAGCAGGCCGCCGCCGAGCAGGCAGCGCGCGACGCCGCCGCGAGGCAGCAGGCCCCGGCCCCGCAGGCTCCCGCCGCTCCCGCGCCGCAGGCGCCCGCCGCTCCCGCGCAGCCCGGCGGCGATCAGCAGGCCGGAGAGTGCCGCGAGTATAACGATGCGAACGAGTGCACGGCGTGGTACGTGCCTTGATCTGAGATCTCGCCGCGGCCGTGGGGACGGCACGCGACGGACCGCTCGTCGTGGGAACGAGCAGCCCCTGGGGAGGGATCGACGCCCCGCTTCCGATCGCGACGGAGGCGGGGCGCCGTGCTATTGTGCCGGGCGTCGGCTATCCTTCGGAGCATGGCCGACGCTCCCGAAGATCTCGCAGATATCCGACGCGACCTCGAGCGCGGGCTCGCGCTGATCGCGAAGAAGGCCCCCGACTACGAGCTCGCCCGCGACTTCTACGACGGCACGCGAGCCGAGCAGGCGACGAGCCGAGCCGCCGAGACGATCATCAAGCAGGCGAAGGATACGCCGCTATCGTTCGCGCATATCCCCGTCGACGTCATCGCCGACAAGGTCGAGCTGGCCTCGATCACGGGGACCGGCAGCGCAGCGAAGAAGGCCCTCGAGACGTGGGCCGACGCGAACGACCTCGACGACGAGTCGGTCGATTGGATCCACAAGGCGTGCATGTTCGGCGACTACTACGTGGTCACGGACCCGACGGGCCTCGATCTCGACGGCTCATTCACGGTCGAGGATATCGACTCCGTCGGCCTGTCGCCCCTCTCGACGGTCCGCGTCTACGACAAGAAGACGGGGCGCCGCGCGCTCTACGGCGTCCACGTCTGGGATGCCGGCTCGAAGGATGAGCCGATCACGAAGGCGATCCTGTATTACGACGACGCCTCGGTCAAGGTTTACGCCGAGGGATCGAACGTCTCGGACGCCGACGAGTTCGAGCTCGACTATCCGGCAGACGGCGAGCCGGAGGACGCCTACCTGGAACACGACGGCGGCCGGATGCTTCTCGCCCACCTCCCGATCGGCGGCAAGCCGTACGGCGTGCCCGTGCATCGGAAGGCCTACGGCCCGCAGGACGCGATAACGAAGATCAGCGCGAACAACCTCGTGAACGTCGAGGCGCAGGGGCTCCCCTCGCGATGGGCGCTCGTCGATCCGAACGCCGAGATCGACGACGATATCGACGACGACTTCGGGACGGACGGGCCGACGACGACGCCCGACAAGTCCGACGGCCGGCGCGACGCGACGACGGGCCGGAGGACGCGCGTCGTCCCCGGCGCGGTCGAGTACCTTCGCGGCGTGAGCGAGACGGGCACGTACGAGGCCGCAACCTCCGACCCTTTCCTCGCGAACATGGACTGGTACGTCCGCGCTATGGCCGTCGCGTGCGGCGTGGCGCTCTTCGAGTTCGACCTCAACGGCGAGCAGCCGAGCGGCGAAGCGCGCCGGCGTGCCGAGGGCCGATCGAACCGGGCGGCCGCGCGGATCAAGCGCCAGGCGACCGGCTTCTTCCGCGAAATCGCCGATACCGTGCTCGGCGTGCTCGGCATCTCGGCCGACGTGCAGATCGCGTTCAACCCCTCCGAGACGAGCACGGACAAAGAGGGCCTGGAACTCGTCGCGCTCAAGGTCAAGGCGGGCGTGCCCGTACGAACGGCGCTTCTCGAAGCCGGCTACACAGACACGCAGGTGTCGACGTGGTATCCCGACGGCGCGCCGGCGATCTCGCCGGATCTCGTGACCGTCCTCGCGACGGCGCTCGCCGCCCTCGGCAACGCGCAGACGCTCGGCGCGATCGACGCGGCCGGCATCGCCGCGATGATCCCCGAAGTCTTCCGCTACGTCGAAACGGTCGCGAGCGAAGGCGCCCTGCCCGACGACGTCGTCACGCAGCCTCGGACGGCCGCGATCGTCACGAGGCGAGCGGCGTAACAAGTGAGCGCCGAGCAGCAGCTGGCGCGGCTCGAGCGGCAGATCCTCGGCGTCGCGCGCGTCTCGCGCTTCCTCGAGACGGTCAATCTTCTCCGGCGGATGCTCGCGCAAGAGTCGCCGGAGATCCGGGCGCGCGTCCTTACCCTCGTCGCGCCGGCGATCGGACGGGATCTCGCGGCCGCCGTCGGCGCAGCATGGAACCTCGGAGTACTCGACGCCGAGAAGGTGATCGGCGAGGGGCCCGTGAAGGGCATCCCCGGCACGCCGCCGAGCTCACTCGTCGCGGCCGCGCGCGCATCGGAGAAGGCGATCGCCGCCGAACTCGCGAAGGCCCGGAAGCTCGCCCGCGCCGGCGCTGACGTCGCGACCGTGCTCGCCCCCGTGTTCAACGCCTCGAACGTCCTACAGCGCGACGTGACGACGCTCGTCAATCACGCCGGCAACAAGGGAACGGCAGCCGTCGCCGATGCCGTCGGCCTCTCTACGGTATGGGTAGCCGAGACGAACGCCTGCGTGGAATGCCTCGCCTACTCCGGCCAGATCTCGAAGCCGGGGAAGCCGTTCCCCGGCGGCCTCACGTACGGCGCGAAGTCCTATCACCCCAACCCCGTCGACGTGCCGCCGCGGCATCCGAGATGCCGATGCACGATCGAGCCTCTCGTCTCGCGGGAGTACGCCGACGCCCTCCGCCGCGAGGCGGATCGCTCCGTGCTCCGTGGCTTCTCTCTCGAGTCCGAGCCGATGCGCGTCCGCGTCGACGCAGCCGAGCGCCTTCTCGATCGCGGCGTGGTCGCGCCGAAGAGCGTCAAGGCCTACGCCGCGCGCGCGATCAAGGCGGGCGAGTTCGGCACGCGCGGCCGGCCCTAGTGGTAGAGTGCCGCTCATGACCCCCGAAGTCTCCCAATTGCCGACGCGACGATGCCGCGTGATCGACCCGGATAACGCGGTCGACGAGATCCGCGCCTTCCTTGAGGCGACGCCCGACGGCGAGCGCGCATGGTGCGAGGTCTTCTATCCCGCGCCGGCGCATCTCGACCCGCTCAAGAAGGCCGAGTGGGAAGCGCGGCAGCCCGACACCTTCGACGCCGTCGAACTCGTCGACGGGGAACTCGTCACGCTCCCGCCCTATGCCGAGATCCTGGCCGAACGATGACCGTCTACTGGCCGAACGGATCGACGACGCGCCCTCGCGTCTCGTCGCCCTTTGATCCCGCCCGACGTAACCCCGTGACAGGGATCGTCCAGCCGCACAACGGCGACGATCTGATCGGCTTCGTCGATAATTGCTCGCCCGTCGACGGGACTGTCGTCTTCGCCGGCTACAACGGCGGCGCCGGGAACGAGGTCCGCATCCGGGCTGACGGGCCGACGGCGTTCCATGTCGGGGACCACTACCGCATCTTGCACCACGCCTCGCTCTACGTGCGGACCGGGCAGCGCGTGAGCGCACGGCAGCCCGTCGGGCGGATGGGGACGACCGGGCAGTCGACCGGCGTTCACTGTCACTTCGAGACTCACGAGTACCGGCTATGGAATCCCGTCAATCCGTCGGACTACATGGCACGCGCGAACGCGGGATCCCCCGCGGGCGGCGGATCGACCCCCTACAATCCGGAGGATGAAGTGCTAAGCGCAGACGATAAAGAGTGGCTGAGGAAGTGCATCCAGCAGGAACGCGACTCCGAGCAGGGTCGACTCGCGAACATTCATGCGCGCGTCGATCAGACGTGGGACGAGGCTCACAGCGCAGCCTTCCGCATCCGCGGCTTCGACCCGAACGCCGACATGCTCCAGCTGATCCTCGCCGGAGTGAACGAGGCCGCCGGCAAGGATGCGCCGACCGTGCCGTTCACGGCCGCCGATCTCGCTCGCGAACTCGCCCCCCTCGTCGACCTCACGGCGCCGGAGATGACGGACGACGAGCTCGATCGCGTCGTGACTCGCCTCGTCGACGAGCAGGCCCGCCGGCTCGCGCAGTAGGATACGGCCATGACTTGCGAATGCGGCTCCGAGGATGACGTGAAGACGTACGAGATCAACGGCGAAGAGCGCGCCCTGTGCGCCGATCACGCCCGGACCCTCGGCGTCTTCGTCGCCGTCGACGAGTAACCCCTACTCCACAACCCCCGAAAGGACAACCCCGTGGACAAGATGCACGACTGGATCACGACCGGCGAGCGCCCGCTCCCCTTCTTCCTCTCGCCCTTCGCGAAGAGCGCGAGCGGCGGCAAGTCGAAGCGCGATGACGAGGACGACGACGACGGAGACGACGACGACGGAGACGACGACGAGGAAGACGACGAGGACGACGACGACGACGGAGACGACGACGACGAGTTTGCCGATCTCTCGGAGTCCGAACTGCGCGCCGAGCTCAAGAAGGCGACGGACCGTCTCTCGACCTCGGCGGGCTCGAATAAGGTCAAGCGCGACCGGATCAAGCGTCTCCGCCGCGAGCTCGAGGACGCGAAGAAGCCGAAGCCGGCCGGCAAGAAGAAGGCCGGAGACGACGACGACGCGCCGGATCTCGACGCGATCCGCGACGCCGCGAAGGCGGAGGCGAAGGCCGAGGCCGACACGCGGATCAAGCGCAGCGAAGCGAAGTCGGCCCTCGTGGCGGCCGGCGTGACGCGCGAAGTCGCGGCCGATCTGATCGGCTTCGTGAAGCTCGACGACCTCGACCTCGACGACGACGGGGAGATCGAAGGCCTCGACGAAGAGATCGAGCGCATTCAAAAGAAGTACCCGACCTTCTTCGCGAAGCCGGCCCGCCGGCGCCGCGAGTCCGTCGCCGGCGGCGGAGATCGGGACGGGACCGGGCGCAAGCCCCGCGAGAAGATGACCGCCTCGCAGCGCCAGGCGGCCCTCGTGACCGGCGGCGGCCGGTAGACTCCCCGCAGCGCGACGGAGCGCCGACCCCCAGCGGCACTTCCTCCGACACGCTAGAACGCCCCTCGCTCCCCCGCGAGGGGCGTTCGTCTGTCTGCCGTGCTATTCTCGGCGGCAAGAGCGAATAGTGCTCCACACCGGCGCAGCCGGTACGGCCTTCGGGCGGCATTCCATATCTGAAAGGATGCTGCCGCAATGGCACGTAACGATATCGACGCGACCGGCTGGCTGGTCGAAGATCGCGACTCGCAGGTCGTCAAGGCCTACACGCACACGAGCGCATGGGAGAAGGTGGCCCGCCCGGTCACGATGACGGCGAACGTCGTCGAGATCCCGCGTATCGACGACATGGACGTCGACGTCATCCCGAAGGGCGGCGCCTACGGCGAGGACACGTCGACCGCGAGCGTCATCGCGATCCGCGCTCGCAAGTTCGGCAAGGCGCTTCGCATCGCCGAGGAAGACGTCGAGGACAAGAAGCTCGCCGACTACCTCGACGCGAAGAAGGCCTCCGCCGGCTCGTCCTTCGCGAAGAAGTTCGACAACGCAGCGATCGGCGTCAACGCTGTGGAGAACGGAACCACGGTCCCGTTCACGTCGCTCTACAAGGCGCTGACGACCGTCGACGCGACGACCGGCTACACCGCGAACGCGAACCACCGCGGCCTCACCGTCGCCGGCTTCGCCGCAGCGGGCGCCGCGTACGACGCGCTGAACGAGGTGATCGCGATCGCGGAAGACTCGGACTACTACGACGAGACGCAGGTCAACATCGTGGCGCACCCGTACTTCCGCCGCGTCCTCCGCGGAATCAAGGATGGCCAGGGCCGCCCGCTCTTCCTGACGGACTTCGTCAACGGCCGCCGCGTCGACAACCTCTTCGGGCTCCCCGTCGTGTGGTCGAACGGCGCGAAGGTGTCGGCCGTCGCCTCGACGAAGGTCGCCGGCGCGCTCGGCGTCAAGGGCACGACCGGGAACCCGCTTCTCGCCGTC